CCAACACAGGATATTGACTCCATCCAAGTGTTGTTAACCCCGGACTGGCTTGCGTTGGAGACGTCATTAGAGTGGCAGAAGTCAATCCTTGCCAAAACAGCTGCTGCACCAGCCCAGTTGCGTTCGGGAAAACCGATGCGCCCGCAAAAAATCCACCCGTGTAATTGACAGCGTATTGTCCAGCGGGGCCTGCGGGGCCCATAATGGTCCCGACCTTAGCTCCGCCACTCAACGTTCCGCCACTAACCGTAACGCTACCAGCCCCCAGATTGTGAACGAGAGTGGTTATGCGATTGCTGCCCCCTATCTTGCAATCATCAAACTTTACCGACCCTCCACCAGCCGGCATCTCAATCAAAGCCGCAGGAACAACTCCAGTCGTTTGGTCTGGAAAGCTAAGAGTGCAGTTGCGAAAGGTAATTGACCCTCCGGCAATATTGCCGATCTTCACCCCTGCCTCGGTGTAATAGTCCTGAATAGTGGTGCCAGCGGTGCTGATAATAATATCGAGAAGCTGGTACGCCTGTCCGCACGCCACATTGAGCAAGTTGCCACCAAGCTCACCGCTCAGCACGCCGAACCGCTGATTAGTCAGGTACGTATAGACATTGGAGCAGTGAACATTTTGGAGCGAGAGGTTGCGAGACTGACCTGATCCGACGCTAGTGCAATACGTCGAGGACTGGCAAATCGAGTCCCTAATCGTGTTGAAGTCGCCATTCTGCTGGCCCGGACTCGAAGAAATGTTCCAACCAATCCCAAATCCCTCAATCGAGGTATTCTCGATGAGCGTGTCCGTCGATCCAGCCTGATTGTACTGGATGCCGGTTGTGTTTCCAGTCCATGCAGGGAACGTTTGGTCGGGATAAGGGGTTGGTGGCTTCGTCCAGCCCGAGACTGGGCCAACGGTCTGGCTGTTGTTGACGGTATAATTCGGACCACCTAAGTATGCGGTGACAATAGTTCCAGCAGTGATACCAGCGCCATGAACCTCAAAACCCACTCCGATGGGATTGTTGGGGCCAACCGCTCCGGTCACAGTTAAGGTCGTACCGGCGATAGAGAATGTACCGATGAGGCCGCCATTATAGGCATCAACGCAAAATCCACCGTACGGTGAATACTGGTTCAAGCCACCGCCTGGGCCGGGGTTCACCACACCTCCGGGTACTAGGCCCGGATCGAGCCAGCCAGCAGCAGTACCGGCGACCGGCAAATTCGCATTCTGATAACGAACACTACCCCACGCATAGTTCATCCCAACCAGATGGATCCCATTGATCCTAGTCTGCCTACCGCCGGAGACGTTAATGGCACAACGGTCAGTTTTGTTAGAGTAGATCGTAACGCCAGCGAAGACATTGTACGAAGCTCTAGCGTTGTTGCAGCTGATAAAAGCCAGGGATCGGGGCCCATTACTAGCATTATTGCCGAAAATGCCCCAGCCAACCGCAAGCGTATCCGTAATCAAATACTGGCCGTCGTCGACGCACACAGTTTTGTAGAGATGACTGCCAACGTTATTGCCCATTGCAAAGTCGAGAGCAGCCTGAAGCATTGGGGTGTTGTCGGTACCAGTCGGTAACGCAGCCGGCATCACCGGTACGCCTTGGCCGAAACCAAACATCCCGTCAGGAACCGTACCAAACTGGCAAGCCCGTACCGGCGCTATCGAGAATTGCGGCTCCCAAAATACCCCAGCCGAATCCTGAATCTCTCCGTAGCCTCCGATTGGGGTCGTTGTGCCCCTCGCATAGGTCAATGGACAATTTGTAGTGCCATTGACACTTATTACCGATGAAAACGGCGACTTTGGTGCGGCTGCTATCAACCCCGGAACATTAGCAAATGTACCTCCGCCAACAGCGCCTTGGACAAAAGCCGTTGAAGCAGCCCGGTTGTCGCTGGTGCCCGGCGGGGCCGTGGGCACAATGCAATTCGGGTTGTTCGGTCCGCAGCCTTGAGCGCCAGCGGCGCTAACAAGAAGCAGAAGCCACAGTGCAGTCGCTAACGTTCTCATGCGAACGAGTCCAGTACGGTTAGAGGGTTGGTGGTACCGCTGGCGGCCAGGGCTTGCCACCCAAGCTGGCACTCGCCATCGACCACAACAAAGCCGCCAGGGAACACGGGTAGGGTTCCACCGAGCAGAGCGGTCGTCGGGACCAGCCCCGATTGCATTCCATTCGCATTTATCTGGACGACCATCGACACGTACAGGATGACGCTGCCCCCAGGGTTGATAAACGTAATTTTCTTCCTGAACGGCAGAGCCGGGGCCACCAGCAAATTGTTCAAGTTGGTGATGTTGTTGAAGGCGTAGGTCTTCCCGCCATTGGCGCCGGCCACGGACTGAGGGGAGCCTACAATGTTTAGGATGGGCATAGCAGGCTCCTTGGGTTAACGGATCCGGTACCAAGTATTGTTTGCTTGGATGTACATGAACTCGCCGCTGACTCCGGCGCCAAGGGCGGCAAGGGCACCGCTAGCGGACGGAAGCAGCAGTTGGGTTCCGGAAGGGGCGAATGTAATGGTCTGAGCGAAAGCGGCATTGGTGCCGTTCACAATCTCCATCATCTCGCCGTCGTAGGGGTTGGTCGGGGTGTTGAAGGTCACAGTCCCGGTCAACGCAGTGCCGAAGATCACTCGGTTCTGGAGGTTGGTAGTAGCGACGACCCCGGTGGTAGTGTTGTTGACCACGCCAGCGGTTGCATTGCGGGTTTGGGCCAGGGTGATCATAGCGCCAGTGCCGCCGGGACCGCCCAGCGCCACCTCAATGACTTCGTTGCCGGTCCAACTCGTTGGGATCAGCGGTTGGGCCACGGCCAAGGCGAAGGCGGCAACAACCGCCCCCGTCACAAGTGCGAACAGCTTTTTCATCCTGGCCCCCATCAATTCGCAATGATGATGCCAGGCGGGTAGCCGCCGGGAATGTTGTTGGCCGTCGAGTTGTACATCTGGTCCCAACGGTCGAGCACTAGGAACGCACTAATGGTCCCGGCCGTGAAGGTGCCGGCCACGGTGTACGACAGCTGGAGGTACCGAGGCACAGCTACGCCAGCGGGTGGGCGGGGCATATCCATGTCCATCAGCCGGGCTCCAAGGCCCAGACTAGCTAACGGGACTGCCGTCGCAGGTTGCCACCAGTTGGTGAAGGCGGCCGGGGCGCCGGAGCCGTTGTCGACTGCACCTTGAAGGACCGGTAGGATGCTGGTGCCGCCGACCATGGCCGTGGTCACCTGCACCAGCAGCTTCATTGCAGGGTCGTCACCGATACCGATGTCCCTAGCACCGCCGCCAAAGGCAGAGCTAGGAATGCCCGAGACTTCACCGAGGTCGATGATATTGGTTGAGACAACCGTAGCGCCAAGGATGGGCTGGTTGATGCTGAAAGCGAGAAGGCCATCTAAGATCATGTTCTGCTCCTTAGGGGACAAAGGCTCCGCCAAGACGAAGTGCCTCAGCGTTCCTTGCTGTGACAGCATCTTCAAGAGTGTCAAAGATGCCAAGATAGTTATTACGTCCAGCCATAGCCCACCACTTGCTTCCAGAACGATACACTCCACGAAGATCATCAGGCTTGCGGTTGTACTTATTCTGTGAACTAGTGGCTTCCCTAAGGTTGGACCACTTGTCGTTAGAAGGATCTCGATCCCGGTGATCGACCTCCTCCTTTGGCCATTCGCCAGTCATATAGAACCAAGCTAGACGCCCAGAATAGTAAGGAACACCATTGATACGGATCTTCCTATACCCATCCTGTCGGACAGTTCCAGCTACCTTGCCACGAAGCCTGGTATTGTGATTTGGGGGATTGAGCCAAACCCAAACACCAGTTTCAGGATCATAGCTTAGAACGTCTCGTAAGTATTCCAGCCTCAAGTTCATATGACCTGACTTTCGTTGGAAGCAATGGCATCACAGGTCCTGACAGGTATTCCACGGAACGTAGTGATAGGAATTCCATCGAATTCCTCGATCCGAAGCAAGACGTTGGTCTTGTTCATCGCTTGGAGGTCGAGGTACGTCCGCAAGATGCGGTTGCAGTAGATGATGGTCCGGCCCATGTTGGCACGAACCTCGGGCGTGTCTGAGGTCTGCACCACACCGGCGGACACGGGTTGGGTAGGCAGGCGGTAGAGGCCCCGGATCAGCAGGTTGATCAAGTTGGCGGCGTTGACACCGGTCAGCTGGGTTACGTCGACATTGGCGATCCTGGCGGCATACCTCCAGTCCCTCAGGACCAGGCCGATTTCCCACTTGAAGTGGTCACGGTACGCTTGGTAGGTGTTGCCAACCGAGTCCGCCACAGGCCACTCACCCATATCTCGGTGCTGGAGGCCGGTGATCTTGCCTTTGGGGAATGTAGCGTGCAGGGTGTCGTCGCCCCAACACACGATCCAAAGGCTGGAGTTGGTGTTGGCGGTACCATTGCCATCCAGCACATTATACGCAGTGTCCGAGAGCGAGACGTTCTTGGTCGAGTACCTGGGCGCCAGGCCGGTGAACCGTTCGGGGTTGGCGAACTGGTTGCCGTAGATCAGGTTGGTGGCGACCTGTTGGCTCATCCCCTCCAAGAAGGCCTTCACCTCTGACAGCCTGAATTCGGCCGTGTTGCCGTTCAGGTCGGCGATGTCCTTGTCGATAACGGCGTAGGTTTCAAGGTTGCCGCAGGTATCGACGATCTGGGCCGTGGTGGATTTGGCGTTTGGAACGCCAGTATTGAGTAGGCGCCAAGTCGCTTGGGGCAAACCGGTCCGGATGGTCGTTTTGTGGCCGGTCGGAAGGTTACCCTCGATGACAAGCATGTCTTCAAGGATTTCGTTCGTTTGGGACAAGATTTCGATGATCCGGGCCGTATGGTAACCATCGTCCATACGTTTGGCCCAGTCAGCATAGGTTAGGGCGGTATTGCCAATAATGCCCATCGGAGGTTATCCTCTGGATGACGGAAGGTTGGGGTACATGGCCTGAGCGGCGCTAGGGGGTCTCT